AGGTGACGCAGGAGAACGGCTTGTGCCTTCCCAGCCATGTGCGATACCACCATTGGGGGAGGACATGATACTCGGCAATGGCGAGGGCCGTGAGCGAACTAATCAGCAGGGGAAATATCAGGGTATCCATGGTTTTGGATTGCGGCCTTGATTTTGGCCTTGGCTTGGTCTATTGAGTAGATTATTGAGCGATACGGTATGCCCGTATCACGGGACAACTTCTTCATGTTCCCCGTGCGCAGGTGCAATTTCAGCAGTTCCTTGTCGTAAGGGAACGCTCCATCCTTGGCCCAAGTGTCCATCTCCGCTTCGGCAATGGCCCAAAGGTCGTCCATCAAGGAATCGTACTCGGCTTGGGATATGGGGGCATCGGGGTTCAATTCTTCAAGCAGGTCGTGATGGCGGTACTTTTGGGCAAACTGGTTGTTCTTACCCCTGTAAAGGTTCAGCAGCAACCGAACCACATAGAATTTGAAGTAGCCCTGCGATTGGATTTGCAGGATTTTGGCGGGGTCTTTCTCCAGCAGGATGAGGACGCACTCCTGCTCCAAGTCCCTCCAAAGCGGGTCGCCGCCTGTGATGGTGAGGCAGGCTTTTCGGATTTCGCCCGTGCGGTAGAGGTCCAGTATGACTTGGTCGGCTGACTGCATGCACAAAGATTGCAAAAAAAAGGGGGATGCAGTTAAGCACCCCCCCCAAGGTAGGTAGGCGATTTAGCCCTACTCTTGCTTCGGAAGTTGCAGAGTATCAGTTATGTAAGCCCCCTCAGCGGTCTGCAAGTACTCCTGTGCATTGTTGAAAACTTGCCTCCGTAGGTAGCGGAGTTGAGGCTTGGCCTTGCAGTCGTTGTGGAAGGATTCCAAGTTGATGATTATCGTGGAATAGTGGCGGTTCAACTCCTTCCCGATGGCCATGAAGGTGAACAGGTATTCGTTGTAGGCGATGTCGGCCACAATGTTCCGAGCGATGACGCAGGGCCGTTCCCTACTTGCGGAGCGCACCTGGTCGGGCGTTATGCCGAACATGGCGGCGGTGGTGTCAACGAGGTGGTGAATAAGTGCTGGGGTCATGGGTTAAACGATTTCGGGGATGGGCATCCAATAAAGGACTTCACGGGTGAACCAAGAGTAATTCTCGGAGTGCCATTTATCGTCATTCCACTTATTGCCACTATGAAACCAAGCAACGACTTGCAGTCCTTCCACATCGGTAATCAGCACGGGTTCGCCCTCCTTGGGCATTTGGTCTTGGGGTCTTATCCAGGGCATGGTCATGCGTTTTTGGCTTGAAGGATACGGCCGAGCAGGGTCCAGTTGACGGACCAAGCCTTGATGGTTTCGGAGCGGTCGGGGCGGGAGCAGTTCACGCACTCCTTGCGGATGTGGATTTGCCAGCGGCGGAAATCGGTGGGGGTTGGTTTCATGGTTAGTGGTTTATGGTTTGGAAAAGTTGGTATTTATCGCAAGAATCGGTCTTGATTTTTATCTGCGGCCCGAATCCGTTGGACCTGCTCAACACATACTCGCAGGCATCCCCCTTGGGCCTCACCTCGATAACCATCCACGGGCGGTCGTTGGTGCAGGAGGTCAAGAGGAACAGGAGCAGTATGCGGCGCATGGTCCAAAGATATACACAACCTACCCACATTCAGCCAACACCCTTTGGAAATCTTCCAAAGAGCGGATGACCTCGTACCTGTACCCCGCCTCTTGAACGACCTCCTGCCACCATTTCTGCGATAGGGACTGCTTGCCCTTGGGGGTTTTAAATTCAAGGAACACCGCACCCTTTGGGGATAGGTAGGTCATGTCAGCCACCCCAGCGGTCAGGCCAATCCCTTTGAGGAAGAAACCGTTGGAACGGGAGCGGGGGTTGTTGAGGTTGAGGAATAGCAGGCCCTGCTGGTTGGGTCGGAGCATTGCGAATAACTTGACGCAGGCGGCCTGCAAATTGTATTCTTCCATCATAACCCAAAATTATCTGCACACCAAATAGGTGTCCTATCGCCAACATAGGCACTTTTTACATTAAAAGTAAAATACTCGCAGGCATCTTGAAGGCTCATGTCCTTGCAAAGAATGTCAATGCACTTGTTGACTGAATAAATAAGCCTCATGGAAGATTCTTCCACTCCAATGATGGCATCATCAAATCCATCCGCTTTACGGAAGAATTGCTCTGGGTATATTTCAATTAAATCTTGTATCATATTTTAAAATAAGATTGGCTGAACAACTGGGATATATGAAGCGTCATATCGTTTGTTATTTCCCTTTGGGTAAGGCATCACCTCAAATAATTTGCTTTTCATTATTTTGTTTTTAAACGAATTTGAGCCAAGAACATAAACATACCTATACTTTGGCGGCCTCTGAACTTGATATAATAAATCCCCATACTTTTCTTTTAATTTTTTAATTCTGTCCTTTTCAAAAGCAAACTCATCCATTAGGGTTCTGCTATGCTTATCCTCTTGTCCTTTTATTTTCCAATCAAGTTGTGAATGAGATTCTCCTGTAAAAAGAAAGTTTGACGCCTGGTAAACAAAACCATTGTGTCCAAATGATTTGTCAGCGTATGAAACAATTACCAGTGGTTTTGGTAATAATTTAAAAGCATTTGAAATGAAATAAGACGCTGCGTTTTTTTCCACTCCTTCCTCAATGCACAAACGATTTAATTCGTAAACCAAGTGCATATATTCTGCACCAAAAAGGGATTTTTTCATGGTTAATGGAACCGCATTACCAAATGTTAAAACCCCTTTTAATTGATTTTTATCAAAAAGCCCAAATGCGTAGGAAATTGAAACCATCCTTTTTAGGTAATGTTTTTTCAACAACCATTCTTTGCAGTCATGCGAAGTAATTGGTTTGACAATATAATCTCTTATCATAGGGAATGGGGTGGGTATTCGTTGGCTTTGGTGTAGGGAAGGTGGCATTGGACCTCGGCAATTCCAAGGGACCCGTTGCGGTTCTTTCGGACGATGACCTCCATAAGGTCGGACGGCTGGCTTTTGTCGTGTTCGTAGGGTCGGTAAACAAAGCCAATTTTGTCAGCATCAAACTCCAACTGCCCCGTTTCCCGAAGGTCGGACATTATCGGCCGATGGTCGCTGCGTCCTTCCGTTGCACGGGATAGGGAGGAAACCACGACCCCGAACACCTTCTGCCGCTTGCAGATGGCTTTGAGGGTCTTGCTGATGTTCGTCATCTGCTCAATTTTTGGCTTGGCCTTGTCAATCTTGGTTGGCTCAACCAGTTGCAGGTAGTCAAGGTAAAATCCACAAATTCCGTACTTTGTTTTCAGTTTGGCAATTTCGCCTTCTATTCGGTCCAAGTTCGCTTGATGCAGGTCCACAATGTAGAGCGGCTTGGACTTTAGAAGATCCGCTTTTTGGCCGAGGTCCATGAAATCCTTGGTGCTTATTCGCTCGGTCGGGTTGAGGAATGCCGCCCCGTCCATTGTAGCCAAGTTGGAAAGCATCCGCTGGGTAAGTTGCTCGGCACTCATTTCCAGCGTGAAGAACACGACGGGGATGTCGGCCATGGCTTGATTCATGGCTATCTGCAAAGCCAAGAGGGTCTTGCCCATTGCGGGCCTGCCGCCCAAAAGAATGAACTCGGTAGGCTTGAATCCCGTCAGCATTCGGTCCATCGGGCTGATGTAGGTCGGGAAGATAGAATCCTTGCGCCTTCCTTCACGGACCTCGTTCATGTTTAGGAGAAACGCCTTGGCGAGTTCGTGGGCCGTGGTTTCGGAGGCGTTGGTTTCAACGGCCTGCATGGACTGGTATCGGGCGAAGGCTTTGGGGATGTCCCTGTCATGGGCCAACTCGTCCATAATGCGTTGTTCCTCCCGCTGCTTCCACGCTTCGTTGAGGTCGGAGGCATAGACCTTCCAATCGGAGGTCAGGGTGTTCCCGTCAAGGATGTCCACAAAGTCGGCTATCACATGGGCTTGACCGTTGTCGATAAGGTGCTTGTGAACGGCTACCAGGTCCACGGGTCGCTCGGCTCGGTGCAGGGCTTCAATGGCTCTGTAAACAAAAACATGGTTTCCTGTAAACAACCGCTCTGGAATTTGCAGGAGGAGGACCGCTCGGTTGATAAACTGGTCCATGAGGCAGGACAGGAGCCTGCGTTCAGCGGTAAGATGGTAGGGGTTCGTCATCGGTTTGGTTTAGTGGGTTGAAGGTAGCGGTTCGGGGGATTACTTGGTCCTCCCATCGGGCTTGGTTTAGGTAGGTCGCTGCGTGAGGGACGAACTGGATAGGAGTTTGGGAATAGAGCCGTCCGATGTTTGCGATGGCCTTCTGCTGGTCCTCGTCTTTGAGTTTGGCGAAGGCTTTGGATGCCGACTGCTTGGATGTCTTGCGTGGGTAGAGGGTCCAAAATTGGTCAAACAAAATACTGCTATCCCTTTTGGGCTTTGCCATTACCCCTTCCTCCTTTGCATTGTCATTCTCCTTTTCATTATCATTCCCATTATCATTACTCATTAGGTTAGGGGGTGGTTCGGGGGTGGTTAGGCTTTGGTTAGCCTTTGGTTTCCCACCCTTGCAACCGTTCTCGTATTTGCGCTGATTTGCATCCAGTTGCGGTTTTATGGATTCCCACACGGCCCGAACATACCTGCTCATTTCGGGTTCGTGTTGGTCAAGCCCGTACTGCACGATGGCTTGAAATAGTTCCAACTGCTCAACTGGGTCAAGGTGTTGGATGCTCTTGAGGAATGAGCGGTAGAAGATAAATGAATCTCTCATAGGAGGTAAAAAAAAACCCTGACTGATTGCAGCAGCCAGGGCAGGGGTTAGAGAATGAACCCTTTATCGGTAGCACCATTTGGCTGCAATTTCAAATGGGCTATAGT